GGTTTTACCTTAACACCACAACATCCGTGTGTTGTTGTGCATGATGTCAGGAGCAGAGTGATTACCACCGATGCCACGAATAACACTGCAAAGATTGTTTGCTTGATTTCAATTGTTTTCATTGTGTATTTATTTATTGGTTAATACATGGTGAGGGAGTGTTCGCTCCGCTCACACACATTTCGTCGAATTACGACTCATCAGTTAACCTTTCAGATTATTCTTATGTAAATAGTTGATGCTACATCATCAATGTTATATTGATGCTGAAATCCTTTTAATGACCAAACATGACCTTGTTCTTCCGCAATTTCAATAAATTGTTCATCGGTAAATGTTCCGTCTTGAAGATGAATAAGTTCAATTTCATCATAAAGTAAACTTGAATCTATTCCGTAAACTCTTGTTGTTGCTTTCATGTTATTTGTTTTTATTGGTTTATTACTTGTACACTTCATCTAATTCATATCCGAATTTATTTTTGATGTAGGCAATGAAATTATTCATGTGCGCCTCATCCCTGAACTCACGACTAACCACCCACTCCCGAGCGTTCCTCGTTCTGAAAACTAATACCACACTCATGCTACCCTCCCCTCTGCTATGCGTACTTGCATAACGATTGAGTCCCACGCAGTGAAGCCGAGAGCAGTTCTCAGGGCTTTCAGTCGTAGCTCGATTGGTAGTGTGTGAATCGGTAGCTTCTCAGCCTTGCTGATGCGCTTACGCTTTTTTGTTGCTTTCATGTTTATTTTATTTTATTTGTTAACTTGTTAATCCCTCTTTGGTGAAGATGCATCCGAATTTTTTACTTCTATCAGTCATCCACCTACGAGCCTCTTCGCTTGTGTTTATCCACTTATTTCCGTCGAACTTGCGACCTACAATCTCTACCTCTCCCTCTGCAAAAGGAGTGATTTTCAACTCTCCGTTAACAATCTCATAGTGAGTGTCAGTTATCATTGCCTCTTGGAAGCCTCCGTTGGTGATTGAGTATGAGTAACTGAATGTTTTCAGTAACCGAAGTCCATCAGGTAGTGTGTATACCACAAAGTAACGGCAGTACTCGTATCCGTTACCCTTATCCACCTTATAGAATTGAACATTCTCGTACTTGGATACATAGCGTTCAACATTGCTCTCCCATACTTGGGGGTTGTAATCTCTGCCCTCGTCTTGTTTAATCTGCTCTGCAGTCATTTTTGTTGCTTTCATGTTGCTTGGTTTTATGAGCGTTTCCGCTCGGTTAGTTCCCATGCCGAGTGTCGAACTCGGTTATCTCACGATAAAGTGCATCACTCATGGGCTTGCAACTCCGACCACCTGCGTATCGGTAACTCTCAGAGAGCCTCACTAATCATTCCCTCTCCGAGCCTCAGGATTACTACTTACAATCGCTAGTCAATTGCCGCCTAGTCAACTAGGGAGGAGCATCCACAACTTCGATTACTTTATTCATCATCCGAAACCAACTGCGAATTGGCGTCGTGTCCGTTGTATCGGCTACCTTAACTATGTATTACGACGTCTGCCCATGCTTGGGACTTCGTATCCGTCAGGTGTGCATATCTGCCAACGACTTGTCTAAGCGTAACCACCGACCGCCGTCGGCTTTTATGCTCCCCTGAGTATTGGATGATATCACATCATTCACTCAGGAAAGGAGGGCATCTCTTAAACAACTTCGGGGCAGACTTTCAAAGAACTTTCAGCAATATTACGGACTTTTTTGAACATAGATACACTACCCACCAATCTTTTAACATATTTTAACAAATGACTAGCGGACCGCTAGGCACTTCCACCAATGAAAACGGCATCTTTCCACCGACATATACCATGCGCCCTGATAGTCAGCTATTTAGAATGATTCTAAATAAGGCGAGGAATTTTAACAATTGAAAAGAGGAGGGGATGCAAAAGGGAGCCTCCGCCTATCTCCCTATGCGTATACGTGCGTGTGCGTGCGTGCGGGATTCAATTACACGCAGATTTCTGTGTGTGCGCTCAGATGTTGGCAGAACCGAGCGAGTCGGTTAGTCGTTTGTTGTCGTTTGTTGTCGTTTGTTGTCGGATCTCAGATCCGTTTGTTGTCGTTTGTTGTCGTTTGTTAGCGGATAAATGTGACAAGGCGTAGCCGTTTGTTGTCGGATAAATGCGTCAGCATCAAAGCTACCACATCTGCGCTCTGCCGTCCACATCAACACGTGCGCCCGACCACGTGCGAGGGCTCTCAGGCAATCGCCAAAAAATCCCCATGCGCCGAGCAAAACCTCACCCCCCCCCCATCAAAAACAAATCGACTTTCCTTTTGCGACCCAACTCGCAGATCCGCCCATATAACCCACCAACTCCTGATATCTCGTAACAATTATTTACTATCTTTGTTTCATGAGAAAGCCATTGAACTTATCTAACAGTGTATACCAACAGCAGGGCTCCGGGATGGGGTTAACTGTAAAGGATGGTATGCTAATTAACAACAGGCCTGACGGTGTGACGGGTATCAAGCAGGCTTGTGAGTTAAAGAAGATGATGAAGCGTGCAGAGAAGGTTAGTATGTACGCTGAGGCGATGACTATTTCCAACCCGATGGGTGGATACTGTCACTAGTCCTTTCTAAATTTAGTAGGGGGTACTTTTATGAGTATCCCTTTTTTTTTGCTTATATTCTAGATAATCGACATAACTATGTCTTTTTTATGTCATCTAACTTATTGATTATTAATATTATGTCGATTATGTCAATTTTAAAGAAGAAATATAACTATAAAAAATATATATAAAGGAGGAAATATATATATATATATAGGAGGGTAAAAAACCGACATTTCAGCATAGATATACACTTAAGTGATTGGCTATCAAATTATTGACCTAAAAAAAACCGACATTACCCATCCGTCATAATCGACATATGCCAACCCTTGTTGGCGTATATTGCAGCTTACGGCGTTATTTGCCAACAATATTTCACAATACCCCTTGGTGGTTTAGAAAAGATTATTACATTTGCCATCAATCAATTTTAATTCAATGGACTTCAACACAGGCACGGGCTACACGCCCAAGGACATGGCCTTCGATTCAGAGGGTCGTGTGAAACTAATCAGTGGAATAACCAAGATGGCTAATGCGGTCAAGAGCACGTTGGGGCCTAGCGGCAACACGGTTCTGATCGAGTCGCCCCACCACACTCATGGGATCACGGTGACCAAGGACGGGGTGACGGTGGCGAGGGCTGTTGACCTGATCGACCCGGTGGAGAACTTGGCGGTTAGGATGATGAAGGAGGCGGCTGACAGGACGGCCACGAGTGCGGGCGACGGGACGACCACGGCTATTGTTCTGACCGAGGCCTTGGTCAAGGGTGGCTTGGAGATGATAGGTCCGGAGCACAACAGGACAGAGGTGTTAAGGCAGATGGTGGACATGAGCAGTAAGGTGGTGGACAAGCTAAAGAAGAAGAGCAGGAAGCTAACGAGTTCGATGCTGTTGGATGTGGCAACCATATCGGCCAACAACGACAGGGAGGTAGGCAAGATTATCGCTGAGGTGTACCGTGGGGTTGGCAAGAACGGTATAGTGACGGTGGAGAAGAGTCAGACCTCGGCCACATATTCTGAGACCACCAAGGGACTAAAGGTGGAGAGGGGTTACTCAAGTCCGCTGTTCATTAATGATCAGAAGCGTGACGAGTGTATACTTGAGGACGTGATGGTGCTAGTGGCCGACATCGAGATTAATAATATTTTACAGATAGAGCAGGTGCTAAAGCCTATTATTACCGAAGGTAAAAAATTGTTAATCATTGCGCCATGTAACACCAACGTGATAAATACCTTTGCGGCTAATGTGATGAAGGGCAACCTTAAGGTGTGTGTGATACCACCGCCGGGCTTTGGGTACAAGCAGCACGAGCTGATGCAGGACATTGCGGTTAGCGTGGGTGCTACATACTTCAGCGAGAAGACAGGCGATGACCTGAGCCTGATAAACTTCGGTGACCTAGGCCACGCAGCTAAGGTGATCGTGGACAGGGACAAGTCGATCATACTCAAGTCCACTGCCCGCAGCAAGGCTGACGTGATAGAGGACAGGGTTAAGCAGTTGTGGGACGCCCATGCGATGGCGACCAAGAAGGGAGACAAGGACTTTATATTGGAGCGCATCGCTTCGCTGACGGGTGGTATCGGTGTGATCTTCGTTGGTGGCAACACTGACCTAGAGCAGAAGGAGCTGTACGACAGGGTTGACGATGCGGTGTGTGCTGTACGGTCGGCATTGGAGGAGGGCATCCTTCCCGGTGCAGGCAAGGCACTGTATGACATAAATGTTTGGCACACGCTTCCTGACACTGTAAACGCCGATCAGGACGCAGCGGCAAGGATACTAGAGAGGGCACTCATTGCGCCGCTCACTCAGATACTAGAGAACGCAGGGATCAAGGTTGCTGACGTGTACAAGGGCGGAAGCGATGGCGATGGACTAGGGTACAACTTAAAGACAGGTAAGTTTGGGGATTTGATAGAGATGGGTGTGGTTGACCCGCTGAAGGTGACAAGGTCTGCACTTGAGAACGCTGTGAGTGTTGCAACGACAATACTTAGTACAAACGCAATAATTACAATGGCAAGGTCGTATGAGAAAGTTTAATAACTTTACCGGATCATGTTTGGATTCGGTGTCATACTCGGAATGTTATTTAGTTTATTAATCGCAATAATTTTATCCAATGACAAAACTTGAAGAGATCCTTGAGAGCTACCCCGACGAGGAGTTCCTAAAGGCGGATGGTTTCGATGATGCCATCGTTGGCGTCGAGGTGTACTCCAACAGGCTAGTGTACTCGGCGCAGATAGCAATTCAGATTTTAATAAACGACGAGGGCATGATAGAGGAGGACGCCATCGAGCACCTGTACTACAACGTGATAGGATCCTATGTAGGACCTCAGACACCACTATGGATAGACACACTATGAGGGCAATAGGAAAATATATTATCATCCAACCAATAGAGGAGGAGATCAAGACCAAGTCAGGACTTATCCTTTCGGGTGAGGACGCCAATCAGTTTCGCTACAAGAAGGGCACGGTTGTAGAGCCGGGCACGGACGTGCCGAACATAAAGGCGGGCGATATCATATACTATGACAAGGCACATGGATTCACGATGATAATTCAGGAGGTTCAGTACTCCGTGATTCAAGAGCGAGACGTCGTTGTTGTCGAATAAACTTATTCATCTCTATAATCATGTTCCTGTATACCTTGTCCGAGTAGCTTACGTTGGCTAGGAACAGTGGGTTCTGCGACTTGCTCACGGGGAGTTCCTCTCCGTTAAGTTTCTTGTAGATAAGATTGACGAGCTGCACACCTTTGTATGAGAGCTCATACAATGCCCTATGCTTACCGTGTCTTTTTCGAAACACTGATATCCATTCCCTTTGCTTTAGGCTCTCGAAGCGATCCACATTCCATCCGAAGATTTGGTTGAACTCATGGAACTTGTCCTTGCTGAAGTATTTCTCTGAGTAGAGAAACAAAAGCATCTCAAGATCTTCCTGACTTATTTTGTATTTGGCTTTGACGAAGTACCGGATGACTTTCCAATACTTCAAATAATCTTTTGGAATTTTTGGTTTCATTAAATTTTATTACATTTGTTGCAAAGTTAAAAACAAATAATCATGAAAGGAAAAAAATCTGTCCCAAGTTTACCGGGATCTTCAAGAATGCAGATGCCTTCAGGTGGAGGTTCTGTAAAGAAAATCACTCCTAAGGGAGGTGCCACAAAAAAAGTAATGTCTATGGGTAAGTCTAAGGGTGTCCTTGGATCTAAGAGTAGCGTTAAGCAAAAAGGTAAATACTAAACTATGGCAAAGAAGAAGATGACCTCCGAGTACGGAGGGAAAGAGAAGTACGCTTCTAAGAAGGCCATGATGGCTCATGAGAAAAAAGAATCAAAGTCTATGGAGGCTAAGGAGAAGAAGGCCTACAAGATGATGAAGAAAAAGAAATAATAACCGATGGCAAAGCAGGCTAAGTCTACTAACACTAAACTTACTTTCGGTAAGCGAAAGGTTGGCAAGGCTAAGAAGAGGCCGGGACCAAAAGACACGCCTGTTAAGCCATATAAAAAACAAGGAAGATAATGGCAAAGAAAGTAGTTAAAGAAGAAGAGCAGCCTAAGTCCGGGTTGGTGGAGAACACCAACGAGGCGGTTGCTTCCCCTGTTCAATCTAAAGAGATTAAGGTTGAAGAGGTAAAGGCTGAGGAAGTAAATCCTCATACTATTGGTTTAAGTACTAGAGCATACCGTCAGTAATGGCTAAGAAGTCTTCTATGAAATGCAACCGACCTGTCTCATCGGATAGGCCGGGTAAGAAGATGATGGTCAAGGCTTGTGCCAACGGCAAGGAGAAGTTGATCCACTTCGGTGCTGAAGGTTATGGTCATAACTATTCTGCTGCCGCTAGAAAGAGTTTTCGTGCAAGGCACAAGTGTGACCAAGCAAAGGACAAGATGACTGCTCAGCATTGGGCCTGCAGTTATTTATGGGCGGGATCCGGTGGCTCGACAAAGTCTAGCCCAAAGAATAGGAAAGGAAAATATTGATTATATTTGCATTAAATAAAAACCATGAAAACAAACAGAGATTATCCACTGTCATCTACACCAAAGCCAAAGGCTAACGGTGAGCTAGATGCACTCATTAGTAAGACTAAGATGAAAAGAGATAAGGCGATAGCAATTGATAGGGCCACTCCCTTTAATGCTGCTGTTAAGAAAGAAAGGCAGGACACTGTAGAAAGACTCAGCGAGGATTACTATCAGTTGTTGCAGAAAAAAAAGAAGGGATGAGAATAATATTCGGCAAGCCTAGTAGGGGACTTGGCGACACGGTTGAGAAGATTACTACTGCAACAGGTGTAAAGAAAGTTGTAGATGCTGTGTCTAAGGTAACGGGAAAGGACTGCGGATGTAACAAAAGAAAAGATAAACTAAATAAATTATTTCCATATGGGGGTTCAGAAACTTCAAGCAAATAGGGCGTTAAGGATCATTCCTTCTAACGATGCTTTAATACCATTTCCTGCTGTTGCTGCGTCGGGAACAAATACGTCTGCTGTTGTAAATCAGTTGGTAAACAACACCGCAACTTTCATTACTAATAATGTGAAGACGGGCGACATTGTTTATAATACAACTGATGGTACCGCTGCTACTGTTGTTTCTGTAACAAGCGAGACTGTGTTGGTTTTGAATGCTGACATCTTTTTAGCTGCGGCAAAAGCATACGTTGTTTATCAGGCATCTCCTCAGACAACTATCGGTAACACGGGATGTGTGCTGTATGTTGGCGGTGCGGGTAATGTGAATGTTGTAACGATTGGTAACGACACGGTGTTGTTTAACGCTGTTCCTGCCGGATCGTTCTTACCTGTTCAGGTAAAGCAGGTGTTGTCTACAAGCACAACGGCTACATTAATTAACGCACTTTGGTAGGGTATGGCGGGACTGATGGTAGCCATAGCTAATTCGGTATCTTCGAATTATGTTGTATCAGCAGGGGGCGGTGGGTTTGATCCTAATGCCGAGGCTTTTATTACGGCAGCGGGTATAACTAATCCAACGGAGCAGAATGCTATCAATGAATTAGTTTTAGATTTGAAGGCTGCTAGTATATGGACAAAGTTCAATGCTTTGTATCCAATTGTTGGGGGTACTGCTACTACTCACAAATATAATCTTAAGAATCCATTAGACACTGATGCAGCATTTAGGTTATCCTTCAGCACAGGTTGGACACATTCAAGTACAGGAATGACACCAAATGGAACAAGTGCTTATGCAAATACTAATTTTAATGTAAATTTATTACAGCAAAATAGTTCTCACTTTAGTTATTATTCAAGAACAAATGCTCAATCAGGTCACGATGCTGGGGCAATCGAGATAGGTACTCCTTTTTACAAAAGGTTTGAATTTTTACTCCGTTACACAGATAATAATAGCTACAATAGTTTAATGATGCAATCTGCTCAAACAGCAGTTACAGTTACTGATAGTAGAGCATTTTGGTTAATGAGTAGAACAAATAGCACACAAATAAAACAATATAAAAATAATACATTGTGGGCTACTAATAATCAAACAAGCGTTGCACCATTTAATGCTTTAATTTATTTAGGTCAATCAAATGGTCAAACAGGTTTTTATTCCAATAAAGAAGTTGCATTTAGTTCAATAGGTGATGGTTTAACAGACACCGAGTCACAAGTATTTTATCAAATAGTAGAAAAGTATCAGTTAGCTTTAGGTCGTAACATTAATCCTACTCAGTCCTTTTATTACAATAGAAACTATAATAACGAAACTAACGCATTCTTATTTGCTACTCAGATAACTGACACCACTCAGCAGACTGCTGTGAACACATTGGTTAATGACTTCAAGAGTGCAGGTATATGGACTAAGATGAGAGCTGTATATCCAATAGTTGGTGGTACAGCAACAACGCACAAGTTTAATTTAGTTAACCCACAGGATACAGATGCTGCTTATAGATTATCATTCAGCACAGGGTGGACTCATAGTTCAACAGGGATGTTACCCAATGGTACTAATGCTTACGCAGATACTTTTTTAATACCATCATCTACTTTTAGTTCTGTAAATTCACAAGGATTTTCTTTTTATTCAAGAACATCATTAACTTTTGTAAATAGTCCTAATCATGGTGCTATACCTGCTACCACAAATGATAGAATGTATTTTGCACCACAAGCAACTTATTATCAAGTACAAGGTACAGAGAATGCTTCTTTTTGGGTTACATTCACAAATACAGATAGAAAGGGAATGTATACATCTGTAAGAACTTCAGCAACAAGCAGAAAGACTTACAAAAATGGTAATCTTGCAGGATCAAGTACAGGTAATGATACAGGTGGAGCATTAACATCTTTAAAGTTTTATATTGGTGCAGCAAATGGTCCATCATTAGGTTCAACATATACAAAGGATGAATTGGCATTTTCAGCTTTACATGATGGTCTTACTGATTTAGAATCACAGGTATTTAATCAAATAGTAGAAGGTTATCAGTTTACTTTGGGAAGAAATATTAATCCTTCTCAATCTTTCTATTACAACACAGCTTACAATAATGAGACTAATGCTTACCTTTATTCTACTCAGATAACTGACACAACTATACAAACAGCAACCAATACATTGGTTAATGACTTAAAGACAGCAGGAGTGTGGACTAAGATGAGAGCTGTATATCCAATAGTTGGTGGTACAGCAACAACGCACAAGTTTAATTTAGTTAACCCACAGGATACAGATGCTGCTTATAGATTATCATTCAGCACAGGGTGGACTCATAGTTCAACAGGGATGTTACCCAATGGTACAAGTGCTTTTGCAAATACTTTTTTAGCGACTTCAGTAATTGGATTAAATACGGGACATTTATCTTTTTATTCAAGAACAAATAGCTTGTCTGCTTCTTCTAAAGCATCAATGGGTAGTTTGAAATCAACTCCTAATAGTTATTCCGATTTAGGTTTTGGGTCTTTAAATCAGGATTATTTTAGGTGGAATAATAGTGGGACTTATGATAATATAGCAGCAACAAATACACTTGGCTTTTACAATGGTAGTAGAACAGCCGGTGGAACTATTAAACTATTCAAAAATGGAACAGCTATAATAAATGGTGTTGCTGCATCAAGTGCTACCTCTGCCATTAGTTTTTATATTTCCGCATCTAATAATAATGGAGTAACACAATTTTACGATAACAAAGAATGTGCCTTTGCTTCAATAGGCGATGGATTAAATGACACAGAAGCAGCTAACTTTTACACAGCAGTTCAAAATTTTCAAACAACTTTAAATAGACAAGTATGACACAGGGAAGAGTAGTAACAGACGAACAAGCAGCAGACCTTCAAGGAGTATTCTTTGATGCTGACACGTTCTTTAATTTTGTTCAGGACATTAACGATAAGTGGTTCCTAATTCTTTCTGAGCAGGATGAGATTGATATAGCTCCAACGGAGTATGCATATCTACTTGAGTTACCATTAGAACCATACGAACCTAAACCATCACCGCCAATACCATGAACTACATAATTGAAATAATTGGTGGGGTAATTATGGGGGTCATTGGTTTCTTCTTAAAAAGAACTATGGATCAGTTGGATAAAACAACTGTGCAGTGTTACAAGAACGAACACAACATTGATGTGTTGAGTAGGACATTTGAATTAAAGCACGATAATTTGGGTCAGCAGATGGAAAAGCTGTCAAACTCATTAGATAAATTAGCCGATAAAATTGACACGCTTCATGAGGCGGTGAATGAAATTAAATATAGGTAAATGGAATTAAAAGTAATCCGAAAGGAGTTTACTTCGAAGACCACAATAGGTGAACTATATATCAACGATGTATTCTTTTGTTATACATTAGAAGACGTTGATCGTGGCCTGACTCAGGACATGAGTAGGAAGGACATCGAAGCAAAAAAAGTTTATGGCAAGACAGCTATACCATACGGAAGGTACGAGGTTATTATGTCTTGGTCTAATAAGTTTAAGTGTATTATGCCGCTAGTGAATGGGGTTGTGGGATATATCGGAATTCGTATCCACAAAGGAAATACTGAAGTTGACACATTAGGTTGTCTGCTTGTTGGAATGAAGAAGGGTGTGGATAAAATAACTAACAGCACACAGGCATTTGACAGGCTGTATGCTATGCTTCAGGACGCTTGTTCTAAAGGCAAGGTTTGGATTACTTATGAAAAATGATAATAAAATAAAAAAAAAGATTGTAGAGGAATATTGCGAAAGACATCCATTGGTTGGTGACAGACCATTGGCAAGGATGATATACAATGATAATAAGCAGCAATATAAAGATTTAGAACAGGTTTATGAAATGATAAGGTATAAAAGAGGTCATAAGGGTAATAGAAATAGAAAGGATGTAAAGAATAAATCTTTCATTAAACCATTACAAACTGAATCTAAATATAAAACATTACCGAAAAGCTATACTGAATATCCGGAGAAATGGTATCTGCCAAAGGCATCAAAGAAGGTATTGGTATTATCTGACATTCACATTCCATATCACGATGTGGATGCTATTCACGCTGCATTGGAGTATGGTAAGCAGCAGGGCATTGATACAATATATCTGAATGGTGACATCGCTGATTTCTATATGATAAGTCAGCATCAAAAGGATGCAAGGTTCAGACCTACATTAAAGGAAGAACTTGAGATGTGCCAAGATTTCTTTGCTTATTTAAGGCAAGAGTTTCCAAAGGTTAATATCTATTTCAAGCCGGGCAACCATGAATATAGGTTAGAAAGATACTTAATACTCAAAGCACCTGAATTATTAGGATGTGAAGAATTTGAACTTGATATACTTCTCAAGTTAAGAGAATACGATATTTTATACCTGAAGCGCAGAACAAAAACTTATTTCGGACATCTGTTAGTTGAGCATGGGGACCGCATGAGGGGCATGGGTGGAATCAATCCTGCTCGAACCCTATTTACTAAATACAAGCGTCATGTATTGTGCGGACATTTTCACCGCAAATCAGAGCATTTAGAGAAGATATATGATGACAAGATTGTTAGCACATTTAGTACCGGATGCCTTTGCGAATTAGAACCTGAATACTTTGAAGTGAACAACCACGCACATGGTTTTTGTATTGTAGAAATGAGTGGCGATAACTTTAAGGTCAGAAACATTAGTATCGAAAATGGTAAAATCTACTAGTTTTGATAAATCCTTTCTATACACTTCGGTGCTACGGTAGGCATGAGATCCAAACCTATTACAAGGGCAAGGACAAGCTAGAGCTATTGCATGATGGTTGGAAGAGGTTCAACTATTGCTTTGATATTAACTACGCTGTTATTATTGATTACAGGGAGTATGTGTTGTTTGATGGCCCTGATGACACCGGGACTAGGTGTATAAAGGTTTCATTTCATGACTACAGCTATGTTTATGCTGCCTATTCCTTGGAGTCGTTTGAGAAGTGGTTAGAAGAAAATTACTTACCTTTGTATAATAATATAAATCAAAATGAAGAAAATAAATCCTGACTTTGCAACAACTATTCTAGGACTACTTGTTGCTGTTGCTAACGCTTGGCTGACCATTGATTGGGACAACTTTGAATGGACACCAAATAACTGCATGAAAATCGGAATTTCAGCGATTATCGCTATGGGAGGTTACATGACAACAATTAAAACAACTAAGAAATGAATCTACTAAAACCTGAAAGTTTTGAGGATGTGTCCATAGACATGGACGCTCCTTCAACAATTGAGAGTCACAAGGGCGAGAAGGCTAAGGACTTCTTCTGCGACCATTGGGCGGACGGAAAGAAAGCCTTGTTGTTGGCGCACGACATGGTAAAGAACCCTATCGTTAAGTTAATTATTAAGTGCTGCATCTTCTTGGGTGACGGTATAAGCGAGAGGATTTGTACTGAAAATTAAACTATATTTGTAAAAAATTAAATCAAATGGAAAAAGTAACACAGGAAGAATTAAAAAAGATTCAGGACATGAACTCTGAATTTAATAAGGCTAAGATGGCCTTGGGAGACATCGAGCTTCAGAAGCAGGGTATCTTGGACAGCATCAATATGATGCGTGCTGAGTTCTCAAACCATGAGAGGACTCTCATTGAGAAGTACGGCAAGGATGCGGTTATTAATGTTCAGACGGGGGAGGTAACTAAAAAACAAAAATAAAATGACACCGGGCAAGTTCATTGGTATGCTATTTCAGTCTAGGGACATGATGCACATCGCTCATCTTCAGACCACATCATTTGCTGAACATAAGGCCTTGAATGGATACTATGACGGCATCTTGGACCTCACTGACAAGTTTAGTGAGGTTTACTTTGGTAGATTCAAAAGGGTTGAGATTGTTATCCCTGAGGCTAAGATTATGTCTTCGGCTGAGCATTTGAAAGAGATGCAGCAAACCATTGACTCCGAGAGAAACAATTATCCATCCGAGATTCAGAACATCATGGACGAGATGTTGGCATTGATTAACAAAACATTGTATTTATTAACATTAGTATAGTATGGCAAAGATTAGCACCTACCCATTTCCTGCAACTCCTTCGGCTAGTGACTATGTCATTGGCACGGACACAAATGATTCATCGGCTACCAAGAACTTTATGATATCTGATATCATAGCTCTTGCGGGCAGCACCTATGTTCCCTATACCGGAGCAACCCAAAATGTAGACTTGGGTAGTAATGCTTTATATACATACGGTATTGTTTTACAAGGGGGGACTATTGTAGATGGTAATGATAGCGAGGGAACAGCAGGTCAGGTACTGACTAGTCAGGGTCCGGGTAATATGCCTTTGTGGCAGGACATCCCTGAGAATGTATATGGATCATTTTATGATACAACCACTCAAACCTGTGGGCTAGATGATATAGAGGCGATGACATACGACACAACAGTGGTGTCTAATGGCGTTTCTATTGTTGCAAACAGTCAGATTACATTTGCATACAGTGGTGTATATAATATTCAGTTCTCTGCTCAGCTTTACAGGACAGCGGGTGGATCTTCAAAACAGGTAACCATTTGGCTTAGAAAGAATGGTGTTGATGTTGATTGGTCTGCAGGATACGTTACAATGCAGGCAAATGGAGACTTTTTAATTTCATCTTGGAATTATTTTGAAAGTGTTAATGCGGGAGACTATGTTGAAATAATGTGGAGTCAGAACGATGCAATAGAAATTGCTGCTGCTCCTCCTAACATCGGTATACCTTATCCTGCTACTCCGTCAGTTATTTTAACAGCTAGTAAGGTTTCTTAATGGACATCAGGAAGATATCTGTAGGCCCTGATTATAAGGGTGGAGCGATGCACTATGTGGTCGGTCAGAAGGTTCTTAGTGAATCTAATGAAATCCACCTTATAAAGTTAGATCCTGAGAAGATGTCTGTCAAGATATATGTGATAAACGACAAGCAGGAGGTTTGTCTTTGGAAGGAGTTCAACTCAAATATGCCAACTTCAATTGAATATAATATAAGTTTTTAGATGAAATCTCCATTCTATTTCATAGCATCGCCTGTGAATGGAAGAAGATACGACAACACAAGAAAGATTGGTGGGATAGATTTAATAGTGAGCACATCGGAGGAGGACCATAAGTTCTCTAACAGATATGCTAAAGTCGTTGAAACTCCATTAGGATACACGGGTCCGATAGCTCCGGGTGACACACTTCTTGTTCACCACAACGCCTTTAAGTTTTACAACGACATGAAGGGTAGGCAGAAGAGCGGTAAAAGTTTTTTTAGAGATGATATATTTTTTATTGAGAACGATCAATTCTTCTTATATAAGAAGGGTGATAAATGGTATTCGCACGATAGGTTTTGTTTTGTTAAACCTATTGCGGCAACTGAATCTTATATAAAGAAGCCATTTTCAGAGGAACCACTGATGGGTGTAATGATGTACCCTAACGATTACCTTATTTCAAAGGGGGTAAATAGTGGGGACACGGTTTGCTTTTCTCCTGACAGTGAGTATGAGTTCACTGTGGATGGAGAGAAGTTGTATAGGATGTACGACCATCAGATAACAATTAAATTAAATGACTAGTAAAGAAATCAAATTAAGAATTATATCAGCAGGTCACAGGGCTGTAGAGCAACTCATAAAGGTTGCCGAGGAAGAAATCATAAAGCCCGACCCGGAGGATGAGCTTGCTGCTGACAGGCTAAAGAATGCTGCCGCTACAAAGAAGTTGGCTATATTCGATGCCTTTGAGATATTGAGCAGGATAGAGTCCGAGAAAGAAAGTTTGGAGGCTATTGATAGGGGATCAACTAAGGTAGACACAAAACAAGGCTTTGCAGAAAGAAGATCAAAATAGTTTACTGTATAGGGTTGTAAAGGACCACATAGTACAGAGTGTTGTTGGAAACAAGAACAGGTCCAAGTCTTGGAGTTATGGCTACAACAAGCAGTATGATGTTGTTGTTATTTCAAAGACGGGTCAGATAGGTGACATCATAAATATATCAGGAGTAAACATTGCGCTACCTCCTACTCCAAGGGTTTGCTACAGCAGGAGTAATTCTAAGGTCGAGCAGTATTGGGAGAGAAGGGATTTGCCAAAGGAACTAGATAAGATTCAGTCTATCTTCCAATGGAACGAGAAGCCAACGGAGTTTAAGAGTAAGTGGGTTGATTATATCGAGCAGGAGTTTGATTACAGGGAGAATGGATTTTGGTTTTACAATAATGGTAAGCCCTGCTACATAACAGGGTCACACTATATGTACCTGCAATGGGCGAGTATAGATATAGGTTATCCTGATTTTCGGGAAGCCAACAGAATATATTGGTTGTTTTGGGAGGCGTGTAAGGCTGACGATAGATCCTTTGGTATGATATACCTAAAGATCAGGCGTTCGGGATTTTCGTTTATGTCTTCAACAGAGTGTGTAAACATTGGAACACTTGCTAAAAATGCAAGGGTTGGTATTCTATCAAAGACGGGTGCTGACGCTAAGAAGATGTTTACCGATAAGGTTGTTCCAATTAACAACAGGTTGCCATTCTTTTTCAAGCCTATTATGGATGGTATGGATAAGCCAAAGACTGAGCTAGCGTTCAGAGTTCCTGCCTCCAAGATTACAAAGAAGAATATGTATGACAATAGCGAGGATTACATAGAGGGGTTGGATACTACAATAGATTGGAAGAACACAGAAGAGAACAGTTACGATGGTGAGAAGTTAGCTTTCCTAGCCCATGACGAGAGCGGTAAGTGGATCAAGCCAAATAATATATTAAACAATTGGCGGGTAACCAAGACCTGTCTCAGGTTGGGTAGTAAGATAATTGGTAAGTGTATGATGGGTTCAACATCCAATGCGTTGAGCAAGGGTGGTGATAACTTCAAGAAGCTGTACGAGGATTCAAGTGTTGCCACAAGGAATGCAAACGGTCAGACCAAGAGTGGACTGTATGCGCTATTTATTCCAATGGAGTGGAACATGGAGGGGTTTATTGACAGGTACGGTATGCCCGTGTTCAGAAGACCTGAGCAGCCTGTCGTTGGCGTAGATGGCAACTACATTACCAATGGTGCCATAGACTATTGGGAGGCTGAGGTTGACTCATTAAAGAATGATGCTGACGCATTGAATGAGTTCTATCGTCAGTTTCCAAGAACTGAGAGCCATGCCTTTAGGGACGAGAGTAAGCAAGCTATATTTAATCTTACTAAAATTTATCAACAAATTGACTACAACGATTCAATGATAAAGGAGCACTATGTAACAAGGGGATCGTTTCATTGGAAGGATGGTATAAAGGATACCAAGGTTGTGTTCACTCCTGACAACAGGGGCAGGTTCTTGATTAGTTGGACACCGCCAAAGCATCTGCAAAATAATGTGCATGAGAGGGGAGGAATTAAGTATCCGGGTAACGAGCACATAGGATCGTTTGGCTGTGACTCGTATGATATATCCGCTGTTGTTGGAGGAAGAGGATCGAATGGTTCTCTGCATGGAATGACCAAGTTCCATATGGATGAGGCTCCTACGAATGAATTCTTTTTGGAATACATTGCAAGGCCTCAAACGGCTGAGATATTTTTTGAGGAGGTACTGATGGCTTGTGTATTCTACGGTATGCCGATACTCATAGAGAACAATAAGCCAAGGCTACTATATCATTTTAAGAACAGGGGATATAGGGCGTTCTGTATGAATAGGCCCGACAAGCAATACAATAAACTATCAAAGACAGAGAGGGAGTTGGGTGGCATACCTAATACTTCTGAGGATGTGAGGCAGGCTCATGCTGCGGCAATAGAGAGCTACATTGAGAAGTATATAGGATTGGACTTGGCGGCCACATATAGAGATCCTGAGCTTATGGGATCGATGCCGTTCACAAGAACATTGGAGGATTGGGCTAAGTTTGATATTAATGACAGGACTAGGTTCGATGCCTGTATCAGTTCAGGGCTAGCCATTATGGCCAACCAAAAGCACATTTATATGCCCGAAAAAAAAGAATCAAAAATAAGTATTACCTTTGCTAGGTATCGTAATGATGGTACATCAAGTCAATTGATTAAATGAAGGACGTATTAATAGACATTACATCTACAACATTTCCAAGTCAGACAGCGTCTGACGCAGAGAAAGCATCAGAGCAATATGGCCTACAGGTTGGTCAAGCTATTCAATACGAATGGTTTCGAAAGGATGGTACATCCTGTCGTTACTACAGCAGATGGAGAGACTTCCATAGGCTAAGATTATACGCAAGAGGAGAGCAGTCCATTCAGAAATATAAGAATGAGTTGGCTGTTGATGGAGACCTTTCTTATTTGAATTTAGATTGGACACCTGTTCCTATCCTTCCAAAGTTTGTTGACATTGTTGTTAACGGAATGTCTGATAGACTATTTAAGATTAAGGCATACGCTCAGGATGCCATGTCCCAAGCCAAGAGAAATAAATATCAGGACATGGTTGAGACTCAGATGGCGGGAAAAGAATTATTGTCTCAGATTCAGCAGCTAACAGGAGCCAATCCATTTGTTATCGAACCTGATAGGTTACCTGAGAACGATGAGGAGCTTTCTTTATTTATGCAGCTTAACTATAAGCCTGCTATTGAGATTGCTGAGGAGACTGCTATCAATACAATATTTGACGAGAACCATTATCAGGATATAAGAAAGAGATTAGATTATGACATCACAACCATAGGGATTGGTATTGCAAAGCATGAGTTCCTGATGGGTGAGGGTGTTAGAATATCATATGTTGATCCGGCTAATGTGGTTTACAGCTACACTGAGGATCCGTACTTTAAGGATTGTTTCTATTGGGGCGAGATTAAGACACTGCCATTAACAGAGTTATTGAAGATTGATCCTAACCTTACTAAAGAGGATTTGGATGAGATATCTAAATACAGTCAGGGTTGGTATGATTATTATAATGTCGCAAGATTTTATGAGAACAGCGTGTTCTTTAGGGACACCTGCACTCTAATGTATTTTAATTATAAGACCACAAAGAAGATGGTCTATAAAAAGAAAATACTAGAGAGTGGTGGAACACGGGTTATAGAGAAGGACGACACATTTAATCCTCCTGCCGAGATGATGGAGGAGGGTAACTTTGAGAAGATGGAGAAGACCATTGATGTTTGGTACGAGGGCATCATGGTTATGGGAACAAATATATTACTTAAGTGGGAACTCGCTGAGAACATGGTGAGACCAAAGTCATCATCTCAGCACGCAGTATCTAACTATGTGGCTTGCGCTCCAAGGATGTACAAGGGTGTGATCGAGTCATTGGTTAGGAGGATGATACCATTCGCTGACCTTATTCAGATTACACATTTGAAATTGCAGCAGATTATTGCTAGGGTAGTACCCGATGGCGTATTCATTGATGCAGATGGTTTAAATGAGGTTGACTTGGGTACAGGTGCAGCCTACAATCCGGAGGACGCCCTTCGTTTATATTTCCAAACGGGTAGCGTTATCGGTAGGAGCTACACTCAGGATGGTGAGTTTAATAACGCAAGGGTTCCTATTCAGCAGCTTACATCCAACTCAGGTGCTTCAAAGACACAGATGTTGATTGCTAACTACAATCACTACTTGGACATGATCCGGGCTGTGACAGGACTTAATGAGGCAAGGGACGGTTCAACTCCTGATCCAAACTCGTTAGTTGGATTACAGAAGCTAGCCGCATTGAATTCAAATACTGCAACAAGGCACATACTTGAGGCGGGTCTTTTTATATACAGGACACTATCTGAGGCTGTCACATACAGGATAGCTGACATATTAGAGTACGCTGACTTTAAGGATGACTTTGCCAATAGAATTGGAAAATATAATGTATCTATATTGGATGAGATATCTGATCTTTATATTTACGACTTTGGAATATTTATAGAGGTTGCCCCTGATGAAGAGCAGAAGGCTCAGCTTGAGGCTAACATACAGATGGCGTTGTCTAAGGGAGACATTAACTTGGAGGACGCTATTGATATTAGGGAACTAAGAAACCTTAAGTTGGCTAATCAGCTACTTAAATTAAAGCGTGTTAAAAAGCAGGACCGTGAGGAGAAGATGGAGATGCAGAAGCAGGCCATGGTTTCTCAACAGAATATGCAGTCACAACAGTTTGCAGCTCAGGCAGCAATGCAGAAGATGCAGATGGAGACAGAGTCAAAGATTCGTATCAAGCAGGCTGAGGTAGCATTTGATATGGAGAAGATGAAGGCTGAGGCTGAACTCAAATCTAGACTTATGGCTGAAGAGTTTAGCTATACATTAAAGGTTAATCAGCTATCTACAATGAGTTTGTCTGAGAGAGAGAAACAAAGAGAGGACGCTAAATCAAAAAGAATCAGTCAACAGAACAGTGAGCAATCAAAGCTCATAGATCAAAGAAAGAATAATCTACCTCCTGTAGATTTTGAATCCAACGAGGACAGCTTGGATGGCTTTGATTTGGCTGAGTTTTCTCCACGATAAATCGTATTAAAAAAAATCATAACTTTGTTGAAAATTAAATTAAATGGAAATTAAAGTAAGAGCATTGGACAGCGTTGAACCAAAGAGTGTTCAAGAAGTCGAAAAGGAACTTTTAGAAAAGCACGAACAGGAAGTTAATGGCGAGACCAAAACTCCCGACAGTGTTGAGAATAATACGGTTGTCACAGAAAATGAGACGCCTGAGTTAAAAGAAGAGGACGTTCTTTCATATATTGGTAAGAGATATAATAAGCAAATCAATTCATTTGATGAGCTTATGACAGAGCGTAGTCAGGAACAATTACCTGAAGACGTGTCTGCTTTCTTAAAATACAAGAAGGAAACCGGAAGGGGATTTGAGGACTTCCTAAAACTTAAAAAGGATTATGACTCAATGGACTCTGACGAAATTCTTAAAGAATATCTTTCCGCAACCCAAGAGGGGCTTGACGAGGAGGATATTAACTCATTGATGGATGACTATCGTTATGATGAGGACCTAGACGATGAGTCTAAAATTAAAAGAGTTAAGATAGCAAAAAAGAAAGCTGTTGCAGAAGCCAAGAAATTCTTCAGTTCGCAGAAGGAAAAATATAAACTGCCACTTGAGTCAAGTACGGCAGGCATTTCTGAAAGCGAAAGAAAGGAGATCGAGGAATATAAGCAATATATAGCCAAGGCTAAAACTTTGGAAGAGGAAGGAACCCGTAAGCGTCAGTGGTTCGATAAGAAGACTGACGAGGTCTTTGGTAAGGAATTCAAAGGTTTTGAGTTCGGTATCAACGATAAAAAAATTACATTCAATCCCGGAGATGCGGCTGAATTGAAAAAGGCTCAATCGACTCCTGCAAACTTTATCAATAAGTTTTTGGATGAGAACGGTCTTATTAAGGACGCTGTTGGATACCATAAGTCTTTGGCAGTGGCAATGAATCCTGAGAAGTTTGCTAAGTTCTTTTATGAACAAGGACTTGCAGATGCAACCGACAATGTTATGCGTAAGACGAAAAATATTAATATGTCTGAGCGTAGAGCACCGGAGGTTACTAAGACTCAGGATGGCCTACAGGTGAGAGCGGTCAACCCTGATTCCGGAAGGAATCTAAAGATCCGTAGTGCAAAAAAATTATAAAAAATAAAAACAAAAAATTATGCCAAGTGCTTTATTAAATTCGCCCACGTTTGCGTTGCAACCTGCGGCTGAACAAGTTGCGTTACAAACCAACTACATCACAAACTTCAACTTCTTGAATCAGTATCTTCCTGATACTTATGAGAAAGAATTTGAGCGTTACGGAAACCGTACCGTGTCCTCCTTCCTTCGTATGGTAGGAGCTGAGATGCCTTCTAATTCTGACCAAATTAAGTGGGCAGAACAAGGTCGTCTTCACATTAAGTATACTACTTGTACTGCTTCATTGCACGCAGGTGGTGTAGGAACATTTACTATTTCTGATCCCGGAGCTGCTACTGCTGCTATTCGTATTGGTCAAACTATTTTTGTTCAGCGTAACTCTGATGGTGTATCCAACAAAGCTATCGTTACAGGTGTTACAGGCCTTGTTATAACTGTTGCGTATTACGAAGCTGTTGTTAACATTGTTAACACAAATGTTTGTACAATCTTCATCTACGGTTCTGAGTTCAAAAAAGGAACCAATGGAATGGTTGGATCGTTGGAAGCAGAAGATGATATCTTCTCTAACTCACCAATCATCTTGAAAGATAAGTACGCTGTTAACGGTTCTGACATGGCTCAGATTGGATGGGTAGAGGTAACTACTGAGAACGGTGCTACAGGATATCTTTGGTATTTGAAGAGCGAGCACGAGACTCGCCTTCGTTTCGAAGATTATCTTGAGACTTCAATGATCGAAGCTGTTCCTGCTGCTGTAGGTTCAGGAGCTGTTACCGCAGGTTACAAAGGTTCAGAAGGTATCTTCTACGTTGTAAACAACCGTGGTAACGTATGGGGTGGCGGTACTCCAACTACTCTTGCTGATTGGGATACCATTGTATCTCGTTTGGACAAGCAGGGTGCTATCGAAGAGAACGTGGTTTTCGTAAACCGTGGTCTTTCTTTCGACATCGACAATATGCTTGCCACACTGAACGGTTACAATGGAACAGGTTCTGCTAATGGTGCATCTTACGGTCTGTTTGACAACGATGTAAACATGGCTTTGAACTTAGGTTTCACCGGATTCCGTCGTGGATATGACTTCTATAAGTCTGATTGGAAATACCTTAACGATCCTACAATGCGTGGTGGTCTTAGTACTGCTGCTGCTACTGCTGCGGGTACTGTTACAGGTCTCCTTGTTCCTGCCGGATCTACTTCAGTTTACGATCAGATCATGGGTAAGAACGCCAAGCGTCCATTCCTCCACGTTCGTTACCGTGCTACTGAAGCTGAAGATCGTCGTTACAAGACTTGGATCACAGGTTCTGCGGGTGGTGCTTCTACAAGCGACCTCGATGCAATGGAAGTTAACTTCCTTTCTGAGCGTTGTGTTTGTACCTTGGGTGCTAACAACTTCGTGTTGTTCCGTCTTGGATAATAACTAATCAATAGGGGGTGCCTTAGTTGGCATCCCCTTATTTTACAAATTAAATTAAATCAAATAAAATGTCACAAAAAACAGTTCCCGTAGACAAGGTCTACAAATTAAAGGTGGGTACCCCACTTTCTTACACACTAGCTTCTAGAAACCATCCTCGCTTTCCACTGATGTGGTTTGACGAAAAGAATAATGTTAACCGTGCGCTTAGGTATGCGGTTAATCAGAAGTCCCCATTTGAGGACGAGCAGGATGGAAACGCCATACTTGAACCGATTGTGTTTGAGGATGGGTTCCTAAGAGTCCCAAGAACTAATCCGGTTCTTCAACAATTTCTTCATTATCATCCTTTCAATAATATTATATTTACTGAAGTTAATTATGAAAAGGAAGCCGCTGACGAGGTAAGTGAACTCAACTTGGAGGTTGATGCCTTGGTTGAGGCTCGTCAATTAAATATTGAGCAGGTTGAGACATTAACTCGTGTATTGTTTGGTAAGGATCCGTCAATGATATCAACGGCTGAACTTAAGCGTGATTTGTTGATATATGCTAAGCAGGATCCCAAAGGATTCTTGAATACACTCAACGATCCTGAGCTTAGATTCCAATCAAAGATTTATACTTTCTTTGAGAAAAAATTATTAATTTTGAAAAACAATGACAGGGAGATTTGGTTCAATACCAACTCCAATAAGAAGAAGATGTGCTCCGTTCCTTTTGGGGTTAATCCGGCTGACATGGCCTATGATTTCCTAAAAAGCGACGAGGGTATAGATTCCTTAAAGATGTTAGAAAGTAGTTTGCAATAGTGGTTTGTTTGTTGGTGGTTGAAAGAGGGGGTACTTAATGTACCCTCTTTTTTTGTATATTTGTAAAATGATAAACTCAGTAAGGAACACAGTCTTGTCTGTTTTGAACAAGAACAACTACGGATATATATCACCATCAGATTTCAATCTGTATGCCAAGCAGGCACAGATGGAATTATACGAGGAATACTTTACTAATTACAATAAGGATGTTAACATGGAAAATGCTCGTATGTCAGGGTCTGACTACGCAGATATTTCAAAGGCATTGAGGGAGGTTATAGAGGGGTTTCTAGTTTCTGAATTTTTAATACCATCACCAACGCCATCCGGTAACATAATAAACAGGTACTACTATCCATCGTTGATTACTACAGGCAATGATTGTTATATGGTTGAGAATATTATCTGCTACACTAGTATGGTTGCGATAGGTGCAACAACAGGTGTGGCGGCATTTAATCTTATTGATGCCACAGCAAACTTTAGTACGTCAACAATAAAGCCCGGTGACATTGTTGTGAACATAGTAACCAACGTGAGCACAACAGTGGAGGCCGTTCAGACTCCCACTACATTGGCTTTGAATAACGATATATTTACTGCTCCGGGTGAGGACTACAGAATTTATTCTGCTTCCGTTTATGCTGAGGCAGAGAAGACATCTCCCGCTAAAATTAATTTATTAAACAACTCGTTGTTGACTAGTCCTAGTCCATACTTCCCAATGTACGAACTTACGGGAACCAATGTTACATTCTATCCAACCACAATAAGTGGATATGGTAGAGTTAAGGCATCATACTTCAGGTACCCAAAGGATCCAAAGTGGACATACATATCATTGATAAATGGTGAGCCATCATTCGATCAGTCTCAGCTAGACTACCAAGACTTTGAGATGCCATTAGAGGACGAGTTTAAGTTAGCAATGAAGATACTTCAGTACTGTGGTATATCTATTCGTGAGGCAGAGGTTCAGGCATTTGCTTCGGGTCAGGAACAACACGAGCAACCATCATTCAGTCAACAAATATAAAAGACAATGGCGTATATATCACAATATGAATACTACGAGAACAATGGCAACTCACCTACAAATGCCAATTGGGGATCGTATCAGTATGTTAGCCTGAAGGATATTGTAACAAATTTTCTTTTGATGTACTCAGGCAACCACTCGTTGGTTAACAACGAGGAAAGGTTTAAGATTTTATTCCACGCAAAGCGTGCTATTCAGGAACTGAATTATGATGCGTTCAAAGAAATTAAGGTTTTAGAATTAAGCGTTTGTGATTCCTTAAGATATGTGCTACCATCAGACTATGTCAATTGGGTAAGGATATCACTCTATAAGGACGGATGGTTAAGGCCATTAAGTGAGAACATTCAGACACTATCATCAAGGGCATACCTTCAGGATCAGGACTGCAATATTCTTTTCGATCAGAACGGAAATGTATTAGAGCCTCAGAACTCTACAATAGATTATGATCGCCTTCACAATACAAAGAAGAGTTTATATCTAAACGACAATCATCAGTTCAATGGACAGTGGGGTTGGTACATAGATGGGCAGTGGTACTTTGATTATGGTATCGGTGGCGCATATGGACTGAACACCGAGACTGCTAACTTCAATCCAACATTTAATGTTGACAAGAAGGCGGGGGTTATAAACTTTGATTCTTCGATGGCAGGAGAGCTTTGTATATTGGAGTATGTATCTGATGGTATGGAGAACGGAGACGACTCCTTGGTTAGTGTTAATAAGTTGTTTGAAAAATATGTGTATGCTTATATCACATACGAGATACTCAACGCTAAGTTAGGTGTTCAGGAATATATTGTTAGTCGTGCTAGAAAAGAAAAGACTGCCCTATTAAGAAACGCAAAGATTAGAATGAGTAACATCCACCCCGGCAGACTACTTATGAATCTAAGGGGTATGGATAAGATGATAAAATAAAATGACAAACTTTAGTAGAAACTTTGTTAAGGGGAAGATGAACAAGGTCGTTGATGAACGCCTTGTGCCCAATGGAGAATATATTGATGCCATGAATGTTCGCATGGGATCTACAGAGCAGTCAGAGATTGGTGTTATTGAAAACTCTAAAGGTAACCTTGCCTTAACTACACTATCATTTAACGGTGATAATCTTAGTGCAGCAGCTAGATGTATTGGAGCAATAGAGGACAGCGCAAGAGAGACCATATATTGGTTTGTGCATGATAATAATTTTTTTCAATCTAATACAGGAAGAATAGACATGATCGTGTCGTTTAATACATTAACAAATGTATTGACATATCATGTGATAAGCACGGATGATGGTACCAACTTTGCTACTACTCTTAATTTTAATCCTCAGTATTTAATTACAGGGGTTGATATAATTGGTGACCTATTGTTCTTTACTGATGATTACAATCAGCCAAGGTTTATAAATATAAAAAGAAACTATCCTGCTCCAATTGGTTACATAGATCAGTTTAGTGCCGAGTCGATATTGGTTATTAAGAAGCCACCTGTCGAGTCTCCTACTGTTGTTCCAACTCAGACGACGGGACAGGAGAACTACATGGACACAAGGTTTATATCGTTTGCTTACAGATACAGGTACGCAGATGGTGAGTATAGTGCCACATCTCAGTGGTCTGACATATCATTTGTTCCCGGTCCATTTAACTTCAGCCCTGACAGCTATCTTAATTCAGGGATGGAGAACACCTGTAATTCCGCTCAGGTTACATATAACTCAGGAGGTCCATTGGTTGTTGGTATTGACTTGCTATTCAAGCAGGCTGATAACAACATTATAAAGATCATTGAGAAGTTAGATAAGACTAACCTAGGGTTGGTGGATAATACGAACTACACATATACATTTATAAATAGTAAAATATTTACAGTTCTTCCTGAGGCCGAACTGTTGAGGTTGTATGATAATGTACCAAGGTTAGCTAAGGCTCAGACAATAATGGGCAACAGGCTGATGTATGGTAACTATGTTGAGGGGTACGATCTTATTGATAAGGATGGTAGTCCATTGAAATTAGAGTACTACACTGACCTGATATCTGAACCAATTGGTATTGAGTCTGTGTTTAAGTATTTCGCTGCATCTGATTATACCATAAATGGTTTAGTCAATGTTCCTGACTCTGTGTTGTTTTTCGATTTGACGGGTATCCCTTTGGTTCAGGGAAGCTCTCTTAATATCAGCTTTACTTTTGAGCATAATTCATTTTCAGGAACGGCACCATTTCCTACACAAGTTACACAGGATGTAAGTGTTTTGTTTACTATAATTCTTCAAAACACATACGCTGATGGCTACGCTTTAGGTACAAGTACTGAGTTTCAAGATGTGATAGGAACCATTACAAATATAAAGCCTGTCTACTCTCCAATACCGGGAGCTGACACATCATGCGATGGCTTCAAATTAACTGACAGGGTAAACTGCCTTATACCAAACGACCTGACTACTCCAAACATTCCGGGGCTTGTAACAAAATATGAGAGTGGTGTGAGTGCTGCTAATCAGCCTATAGCCATAGTCACCAATCCTTTATTCAATCAATTGATAGGACTTCAGTTGGTTGCTATGGAATTTGTGGACGATGTAACGACACCCACTCAGAATGTATTTGAATACTATAAGTTTAAGTCTTCTACTGTATCCTTTCAGAAGGTAGCAACTCCACGGAGCTTGCATAGTAATCGGGGATATGAGATTGGTATTGTTTACATGGACGAGTTTAACAGGGCAACCACTGCCTTGGTTAGTCCAAACAATACTGAGTACGTTCCATGTTCTTATTCAGGTAATCAGAACTCTATTCAGGTCACTATACCACCTACGCAGGTTGCTCCCGCTTGGGCTAAGAGATACAAGTTTGTTTGCAAGGCTGACCTAGCAGGATACGATACCATTTATAGTTCATTTAGTTTTAAGGATCCAAACACTAACGACACATACTTCCTATTGGAAGGAGAGAATACTAGGAAAGTAAATCAGGGTGATACATTAATTGTAAAGGCTGATTCTACGGGTATTGCTACTGATTGCGTGGATGTTGTTGTGTTGGAGAAGGAAGCAAAGATAGCAGGGTTTATTCCGGGTTCGGGCGCACCGCAGGGTGTATACATGAAGATTGCTGCTAACAATTTTTCTACAGCCCAACCCGCTAACTCAATAATAAATCCGGGGCAGTATACGGAAAGTTCAGCAGATAATAATGGAGACTATTCATTAATATATTATCCAATGAATATAGCCGACCCATTAGTTCCGGGTAGCTATATTGATTACGATGTTCCAATAGGTAGCATAATTGAATTAGAATATAGTGTATCTAGAGAGGGATTAAATCCCGTTATCGGGGCGGGTTGTGCAAAAAGAAAGTATACACTAACAAAAACATATACATCAACTGCTAACTATGCCAATATGTTTGATTGGTTTATTGGCGATGGTATAGCCGCAACGATGTCTACGGGAACTACGGATAATGACACAGGAGAACCTGCGTGGAGCTTTTATTTTACTCAGGCATATTCAGGTGGTCAGCCCGCAGGGTTTTCAGGTAATGTTAGTTGGTGTACTGAGATACAGTTTGCTTTTAGAAGGAACACGACAAACAATCAGTTACTTTTTCAGATTGCAGGTGGGTGCTCTTGTTCAACAGGATACACAGGTAATGTTACTAACTCTATAGGAAAATTACAATTTAAGGTTTATAGAAGGGGACTGTATCCAATAATATTTGAAACTGTTCCCACCGAAACATTGCCTGATGTTTTCTATGAGAACAACTTGTCATTTGAAATAGATGCCAATGGAAACCACATGGGCAACGTGCAGGATCAGGACAGCGCAGCGAGCATACCTGCCATTGTAAATACAGGGTTCTTTAATTGCTTCACGTTTGGTAACGGAGCAGAGAGCTACAAAGTAAACGACTCAATAGTTGGGAATACATTTAACCTAGGAGAGCGTGTTACATCAGTGTCCGCTCAGGACTATAAGGAAGCAAACAGGTTCTCGGATATAACATACAGCGGAGTATACAATCCTGAGTCAAACCTAAACAAATTAAATGAGTTCAACCTAGGGCTACTTAACTATAAGTACCTAGAGGTGTCGTTCGGAGAGATAATGATATTGGATGGAAGGGAGACTGATGTGTTGGTTTTGCAGGAGGATAAAATATCATATGTGCTCGAAGGAAAGAACTTGCTTTCTGATGCCGCAGCGGGGGGTGCTATAACATCAGTCCCTGAGGTGTTGGGAACACAGATAGCAAGGGTTGAGAAGTATGGTATCAGTTTTAATCCTGAGAGTTATGTTCAGTGGGGATACGATAGGTTCTTTACCGATGCCAAGCGTGGTGCTGTTCTTCAACTAAAAGGCAACTCATATTCAAGCGATCAGCTTATTGTCATCTCTGAGATGAATATGAGGACATGGTTTAGGGATATGTTCAATGATTCATTTAATACTCAGAAGTTGGGTGGTTTTGATCCATATATGAATGAGTATGTGTTGTCTACAAACACTATTGAGTTACCATCAACGCCTGAATGTATTGAGTGTGGAACCATTAGAACAATGACACTAGT